GCGCGCCCTGCTTTGCGACGACCACGCCGGCGAACTCGACGTCGAGGGCAATCATGCCGCCGCGGCCGCTTGCGGTGCCCACGGTGCCGATCATCGTCAGGAACAGCGCGGGAGCCTGAAAGCTTTTTCGCATGCTGCCCTCCTCGCGGAACTGCCCTCGCCAGCGGTCGACCGTCTTAAAAACGCCCTTCCCGTACTGCTGAAACCAGTCGAGGACCCACGCCTCGAGGTTCATCAGCTCGAGGCCCGCGACGCCGTCGAGGAGGATCGGCTGCTGGACTGGTGCGCTATCCGGCAAAGTGCTCCTCCCACAAGCGTTCGGCGATGCTGCCGATCTCGGTCACGTCCTCCTCGGTCACGCCGAGCCAGGTTCGCGCAGGCATTCGAGGGGTCCCTCGGTTGTGCCAAAGGCCACGCGTCAGCGGCGTTCCGACGTCGGCTTCGCCGTTTCGAGGGCGAACCTCGAGGGTGCGATACAGCTCGAGCGTCTCGCGCAGGATGCCGGGGCCTCGCTTGCGCGCGGCGTACTGTTCGGAAAGCGGTTCGAAGTCGAACCCGTCGACGTCACGCTCGGCCCTGATCCGTTCACGCGCCGAGCGTCGCAGCCGTCGGCCGTAGAACCCCATCGCGCGCCGACCGATGATCGCGTTGATCGCCGAGGCGAGTTCGCGCCCGGGGTTGCCCTCGACCTCGATCTCGATCACAGCACCCCGCACAATTCACGGCGCGTCAGGACCCGAGGATTGGCGCAGACCTTGGCCGACCCCTGCGCCGCTGCGGGGCCGCCGACGTTGATCTCGCCGTTTGCGATGCGCTCGAGCTGTTTCATGCAGGCTTCGGCGCGCATCTTGATCAGGTCCGTCATCGTGTCCCACGTCTGCGCCATGTAGAACACGGCCAGATCGCAGGTACACCGAACCACCCAATCCCACGCGGCATTTGTCCCGACGTCCGTCAGCGGGACCTCAAAACGCGTGCTCAGAAACTTGTCGATCTCGGCGCTGGCGTCTGCGAGTGCCGCCGCGACTTTCGTCGAATCGGCGAACCCGTCGCAGTTGTCGTCGGACGGGATCACGAGGTAATCGAGCCCGTAACGGTCGACGATGTCCTGTCCTGTTGCGTACGCCATGGCCTTTCACCTCCAAAGCCCCGCCGCGGCTTACCCGGGCGAGGCGAAGGAGGTTCCGTCTCGGGCCTACGGCTCGAGGAACGGGTTCACGACGACCTGCGCGGAACCGCGGAGGACGTTCGTTGCGCCGCTGCTGTTTCGCTCGGCCTGCATCAGCTCGAGGGCCGCGGTCTCGAGCGAGGGCGGCACCATGAGCACGTTCGGGCGAACGTTCAGCTTGCGGCCACCGTCGCCTACGTAATTGCGCATGTTGGCGCGCGCGTCGGTGAAGCTGGCGCTGTCGAGGGTCTGGTTCGACTGGTAGATCCGGTGTGGCATCGCCGGGGCGACGGCCACGCGGGCGAACGCGCCGACCAAATGCTCGCGGCGCATGAAGCCGCGCTCGTTGTTCGGGGTGTCCGCGTTCAGGACCTCCATCATGTAATCCTCGCGGGTCTGGAACAGGATCGCGCGGTTGCTCGTGCGATTGTCCATCAGATACCAGCGAGGGCCTGCGCCGCCGGCGTCGAGGTTCGAAAAGGTCCCGCCCTTTTTGAGGGGGTGAGACGTTCCGATCAGCGGCGTTCCGTCGTAGCAGATCGCGGTGGTTCCCTGGTTGTTCAGGAAATCCCAGATCAGTTCATCCTTGTGGGATGCGGCCGACTCGCCGAGTTTGGTGATGTAGTCGCTGATCCCCTGGATCCGCGAACGGTCTGCGAGGGCGTCGCGCTTGATCCCGAAGGTCTCCTCGAAATCATCGTTCACGACGGTGAACTCGGACCCGCTCAACTCGCGAACCTTGCGCTCGCCCTCCCACTTTTTCATGCCCATGGCCTGAGAAAGGAAGGTGTAAATGTTTTGCTCGGTGTCGCTGGTGACGTTCACGACGAGGCCGCCGGCCTGGCTGTGAACGGTCTCGGCGTTTTCGAACGCCGTGCGAAAGAGGTCGGGGAAGATCTGCGTCAAGTAGACGTCAGAGCTGAACGGCTGGCTTCCGGAAATGTTGGTTCCCATGGTTCTGTCCTCCTGCTACCCGCTAGGGGATTACGCTCCGCTGGCGAGTGTCGACCCAAACGAGGCCCTCGGCGTCGATGGACATGATCCGGCCGACCTCGAGAAGGAGGCCAGCGGCGGGGCTGATGGTGATCGAGGTTGCATCGGCGCCGACCTTGCCCACGCCGCCGACGTCTGCCTGCGTCACGGGGGTGCTCGTGTCGTTTTCGAATCCGACAACGCCATAGGCGAATTGGACTTGTTCGCCGACGGCTGCGCTGCGCTCTGACCATCCGATGACGGTCACGGCTGCGACGCTAGCTGCAGGGACGGCGAGGCCGGCTGCGTTCAGTGCGACGAGGTTCGACGCGTCGATCGCCTCTGCGGCCTCGACGCTTTGGGTGATTGGCTGGCCGAGCGTGGCCATGCAATACGAAACGGTCATTTTTGTTGCCTTTCAAAAAGCATCTGCGCGATCTCGATGCTCATTCCGGCCGCCTTCGCAAAGGCTTCCGGGGTTTTGAACCCGGCGAGATAGCTTTGGTCGGTGCCCGTGGGCGCTTGGGTGAATTCCTCTTTGACCGTGGTCAAGCCGAGGCTCGGGGTTTTGGCGAAAAGCTCGGCCAGGCGCGTGAGCCCGTCCTCATCTTGTGCCATCGCGGTGTAAGTCTCGACCTGTGCCGGCACGCACTTGCCGGCCTTCATGGCCTCGTCGATGACGGCCGAGCGGCGAGCGGCGAAAGCCTGCGCTTTGGTCTCGGCCTGCTCGGCGCTCATGGCCTCGATCTTCTCGTGCGCGGCGGCGAGGCTGACTTTCGTTGCCTCGAGTTCTGCGGCGTTGCGCGCCATGGCCTCGAGGGCCGGATCGAGTTTGGCGGCCTGTTCTTTCAGCGCGACGCAGTGCGCAAAAAGGTCCTCTTTGGTCGTGTCTTTCGCCAGGCCGAAAAGGGAGCGAAGGCCGGTCGTGTCTTGTTCGTGGCTCATGGTTTCTTGTGCTTCGTTCAGGGCCGGCATGTTCAGGGCCGGGTTATTGGTCAGGGCCGCGGATTTGAACTGTTCGACGATCCGCGTCTCGGGGTCTGCGAAAAAAACGGGGCTGATGTACCGGAACAGGCGCTTCGCAACAAAGCGCGCGCCCGGTTCGGTCCATTCGACATCGGCGACGACAAAACCGTCCTCGATCCGCATCGTGTCGGCGCTGAACCATCCTGCGGCCGCGCCGGCCGGAAAATCATCGTCGCCGGATGAAAACGGGTTTTTGCCCTCGGTGTCGTGCCGCAGGTCAAGCGGCATTCCCCCGGGGTAGTCTGCGGCCGTGCGTGCTCGGATGCGTTCGAACTCGCCCTCGGGCAGCCGAAAAAAGCGGCCGTCTCGAGCCTCGACGTCACCGATCGGCGCCAGCGGGATCGTGGTCGGTGCGGACGCCTCGCGCACCTCGCCTTCGCCGTCCTGAAGAGCAAACAGGGCAAGCCCGCGCCCAGCGAAATCGGCGCGGGTAAGCTCGGGGCGTGTCGGCTCGGACGGCACGGGGTAAGTGTGACCGGCCGTGCGCGGTTGTGTCAAATGCTATCTAGCGGCGGCCGCGCGCTACTTATCGTATATTCTCGATCCGGCCGTCGACGCGCCAATTGTAGCGAATCCCGTTCGCTTTCCCGGTCCATGCGTCCGGAAGCGGCATGCCATCGGCGATTTTGAAATCGGGGGGGCCGACGTCGAGGCCGAGCTTGTCGCGCGCCCACTCGCCGCAGTTCAGCCAAATGCGTGAGCCTGGATCGCTAACTCGGTTTTTCGTGGCCTGGCGGTGGGCGTGAATGAAGGCGATCTCACCCTCGTTTTGTTCGGCCTGTTCGCAGTAGTACCGGATCAGTAGCCTGCAAGCCTCGAGTTCTGCATCGGTGGCCTCGCTGATGTGCTCGTGCGCCGTGGTCTTTCCGGCGGCGATGCGCTGGCGGATCGATTTCGGAAGCCAGGTCGTCAGGACGCTTTCGTCGGCCGCCGTCGCGGGGTCATCCTCGACGCCCGCCGCACGACAGCAGACCTCGATCCCGATGTCGCGCCGGTTGAACCCGTTTGCGTGGTACATGTAATCGGTCGGATCGTGCAGGAGGATGATCGTCGCGTCCTCGCCGTTTGGGCCGCCGTCCATCACGCACGCGTGAACGGGCACATTCAGGCATCTTTCGGGGTCGGTGATATTGACGGCCGTCTGATGCAGCGTGATCCCGGTGACTTTCGACCACGGCCTCGACCCTTTCGAGCGGCCCCGGCTTTTCGTCTTTTTGCGCTTGCGCCAGTCGATCCAGTGAACCGAAAACTCGGGCGCGCCCTCGTCGAGTTCATCGGCCTTTTTTGGCGGCGGTTCGATTGACTCCTGCGCGGCTTTGAACTGCGCCCAGAAGCCGATCAGGTACTCGGTGAAATCCCAGCGTGATCCGAACATGGTGCTCCTGGCGCAGCCTATCACGCGAGGATCGGTTCAGCCCTGCAGCGGCAATTCGGGGGCACACCGGGCGGCCCGTCATATGGCTCCTCGTCGGGCGGATCGTCCCATGAAAACACCTGCAAATGCCGCTGTTCATGCAGTGGTCGCACGATCGGGTCATCGCGCGTGATCCACCGGTATTCGAAAAGGCCGTTCGCCAGGTTGTACACCGCAGCGAATTCGGTGTTCATGCTTTCCGACTCCCACGCCGCGATCCGGTCGGCCCGGTCTCGGGTCATCTCCCAAACAAGATCGATCTGCACTAGGGCCCGATCGATCCGCTCGTCGGTGGTGCCCGAGGTCTCGAGGGCGGCGATGACCTTCTCGATCAGTTGCTCGGTGGCCTTTTCTCGGATGCTTTCGACTAGCTCGGCTTGACGCGCGCCGACGCTTTCGGCCGTGGGACCGGTGTCGGCCGCCTCTGCGCGTGCCCGGTACTCGGCTGCCTTGGCCGGGTCATCAGTCAGCCCCTCGATCTGCTCGGTGAACACGTCGAGGGATACCCGCTGCATGCGCTCGGTGTGCACGTCTGCAGCCTCGAGGGCGGACGTCTGCGGCTGACCGGCGTTGCCCCTGCCCGCTCGTCGAATGGCCCGTTCGATGTCGTTTCGGCTCGTCTGCGTCATCGCGCCGACCGAGTTCACCCGAAACAGATCATCGATCTGGCTCACGAGTTCCTCGCCGACCCTGCGCTCGTGATCGAACACGTACCGCCGCAGGGCGCGAGCGTAGACACGCGAGGCCCGATCTACTCGATCGTTGTTCCCGCGAAAGGGCTGCTAGCCCATGCCTCGGCGCGGGCCTGTACCTCGGAAGCCACAAAGCGCGAGCGGTTGCCCTGGCGGTATAGCGTCAACTCGCCGGCCGAAACGAGGCTGTAAACCTGCGTCACGCTCATTCCGAGCCGGTCGGCGGCCTGGCGTGCGCTCATGGCCTCCTCGCCGTCTGGTAGGTCCTCCGGTTCGCCCTCGGGGCTTTCGTCGACCTCGACATCGACAGCGCTCGAGGCGGTGCCCGATCCGAGGACCTCGTCGCCCTCGGCCGGTGGCGTCAGGCCAAAGCGCTCATAAATCTGCGCATGCGAAACGGGCAGACCGCGATCGATGAAAGGAACGAGCGACTCGGCGAGCGCCTGCAGGTCTTCGGGTTCTGAAATGTCGAACGCGAAAACGGGAAGCGAAACCTCGAGGCCGAAATTCAACTGAACCAGCGGCGTGAGGAGGTCGCCGTTGATCGTCTCGGCGAGGGCCTTTGCGTCTGCGTTTCGAATGTCGGATCGGACCTCGCCATGCACTTTCGCCTGCGCGAGGCTGGATCCGTCCTCGGTCGTCATCGTCTGACCGAGCACCACTTTCGAGATCTCCTGATTGAAAAACCGCTCGGCCTTTTCGTAGAAGTCGCCGTGCGTGGTCGTGTTGATCCCGAGGATCTCGAGTTCGGCCGCCTTGCTGATGATCATCGACGCATCCGAGCCGAGGTTTTGCAGGGCGTCGAGTAGCGCGTCCTTTTCTTCGTCGGTGGCGGCCTCGTTGTACTTGCCGTAACGCAGCGGCATTCCGAACACCTCGGAAAACGCCATCCAATCCTTCAGGACGAATGACTTGCAGATCCACAGCCCCATGACGGTGTATGCCAGGCCGGCGCGGGGGATCTTGCCGCTTTTGAGTTTCGGAATGTGCGAGACGAATTTCGACGGGGTGAGGGGTACGCCGTAGGTGGGCGCCTCGTCGGTGCGCAGTTGTACCCGCGTCATCGTCTCGAAATCAAAGCTGAAATACCGCGGATCGCGGTGGTGGTACTTGCCGGGGATCATGCGCCCGGGGTTCGCGTCGAGGGACCACTCGATTTCGGTCACCGAGTACCCTTTCGCCAGGCCGTCGAGGGCGTCGAAAAGCATCGCCTGAAACCCTCGGCGGCCGAATGTCTCGGTCACAAACTCGGCGATCTCGACGTCGCGCGGATCATCGCTCGCCGGGGTCACGTGCCAGGGCAGAGCCAAAACGCCCATCTTTCGCGTCTGCAGGACGCTGCGGTAGTGACCGTCCTTCTCTTCGACCTGTTCGGCCGCCTCCATGTACTGCTGCGGGGACCACTCGGCCGCGCGACGCATGATCTCGCCGAGGTAACCGGGGGTGATCCCGTTTGTAATGAACCGCTGAAACGGGCTGCGGATCGAGCCTCGAGACTCCTGCGAAATCTCGCCCTGCAGCTCTGACGTCGAAACGGTTTCGATCTCGCCGGTGTCGTTTGTGACCTCTGCCATCAGAAAAACCCTCGCTTTTTCTTCTTGGGCACTCTAGCAGACGAAATCCGCCCAGCGCCGGCACGGCTGACGGTGTACATCAGGCACACCGCCACCGCGAAATCCCCGTGACGATAGGCCCCGCGGGCCCTTGTGCGGCGTTTTGCCACCCTTGGCTTCCCGTCGATCAACTCGACGAGCCGAAAATCGCCGAGGCATTCATCGTCAGCGGGAAGGTCGACGTGGCGCTCGGTGATCGCTTTGCGCAGTTCTGGCCATGACTGATCGTGCCACGTAGGCCCGAGGATGAACCCCTCGATCTGCGAGCCGAAACGCTCGGCGCCCCACTCGAAAAGGGCCTGACCGTTCCCGGTCTTGTCGACCGCGACCTTCCCGAGGCGCGGAGTGTTTCGAACCACGGCCTCGAGGATTTGCTCCTGCTGCGCTTGGGGCATGTTCCGAAGCTCGAGGGTGATCCGCGCTTTTCGAACCTCGCCGAAGATCTGCGCGATGACCCACGAACACATATCCGACGATCGGCCGTAGTCAATCCCCGCAAAGCTCCCGCGCTGCGGGTTCAGCTTTTTGAGTTCGGGCAGGAGGACGGCCTCGATCCATGCCTCGCACTCGGCGGCGCGCTTGCCCCGTGAGAGTTCGAACCACTCGGGCCGCTGTTCCCACCTGATGACCTTGCAATCCTCGGCCCTGCATCGGTTCACCGCGTCGGGGTCAAAGTAGCCCGCGCCCTGTTTCGACGGAACGCAATCGAGTTCTTCGGCCGCCGCCTCGCCGTACGATGCACGAAGGTCGGCCTCCCACTGCTGCGCCCATTCGTCAGAGTACCGCTCGCCTTTCATCACGGCGATCCGCTCGGCCAGGCCCTGATCGATCGCGTCGCCCAGCGGGATCGAATGCAGCGACCATCCCGGGCGCGTTCCGTCTCGGACCTCTGAAAGTAGGACGTTGAAGTGGTTTGTTTCGCCGTAGTGCGTCGAGATCAGCGCGATGCGACCGCCCCACATCAGGAACGCCGTCGCGGCCTGCATGATCCCCTCGAGGTCGTCGACAAACGCGGCCTCGTCGATGATCGCAAACCCCTGCTTTCCGCGAAACTTGCGAGGCCGACCGGCGAGGGCATGGATCCGAAAGCCCCCCTCGAATTCGATCACGAGGATTTTTACCTTGGCCTTACCGGGTCCCGTGTCTTCCTCCTCGACCCACACCTCGCCATGCAGCGCGCCGATCGCCTTTGCCCAATCCTCGCAATCTCGGATGAATTCCTTGGCGTCATCCTCGGCGTACGTCATGAAATAAACGTCCATCCCACCGGCCCCGGGCTTTTCGGTGGCGACGATGACAGCCTCGGCCGCGCTGGCCCACGTGACGCCCGTGCGCCTCGACTTCTCGCAGATTTTGACGGGCGCCCGATCGATGATCCACCGGCGCTGATACGGCAGCAGGATCGCGGCTTTCGGGACGCACATCAGGGCACCGGGATCGCAGTGGTGGGGGCGACCTCGAGCTGTTCTTTCGTGGCGTGGCGCTTTCCGAACACGCGCAGCGCCCACACATACAAACGGGCGCGCCCCCTCGGCGTCCCGAGTTTTCGGCAATGCTCACCGAACAGCCGGTCGATCCGGCCTCGCAGGTTCAGCGGTAGCTGATCCTCGCGCAGCATCTGATAAAAGGCGTCGTGAACCAGCGACGCGCCGAGGTTTTCGGCCGTGTCCCTGACGCCTCCGCTCGTGCCATCCCACGCGTAACCCGAGCGGATCCACAGCATCCCTTCCCCGGTCAGGCGGTAATAAGCCGCCTCGACAACGTGCCCACGGATCGGCGTCAGGACGGCGTAATCCTCACGGGTGCGCCACCGATAGGGGCTTAGACACTGGATCTCGAGGCTCACGACCAAATGTCTAGCGTTGAAAGGATCGCCGCCCTGATGCTGACGGCGCCCCCGAGTGATGCGGGCTGATTGTCCAGCCATGCGAACTGCGCGTCGGCGGCGATGTCCGCGACGATCTGCTGACTGCTGACGTTCACGAAATCTCGAATCGCGTCGCCGTGAACCGCGACGAGGTCGCGGCCGAGTTTCAGGGTCGCCTGAATGTCGCCGGCCTGGTTCGCTAGCTCGGTCTCGAGCAAAAGGCCCGCGACCACAAGCTCGAGATCGTCGATCACGTTCCCGCGCCGACGCTTGCCCTCCTTGATCGACGCGGCGCGGGCGTACACTTTTTCTCGCGTCTTTCTGTCGGGGTGTTCTGTTCCATCCTTGCGAAGCCAGGCGATCGTTTGCGTTCGGCTTTCGGCAAACAAAGCAGCGTCTCGCGTGTAAACAAAAGTCTCGCGCACAACCGGGCCGCCCTCGAAAAGCCAGGAGCCGTCAGCCTGTTTTGACCCGCTGGCGAAATACTCGATTTTTTGCAGCTCGCCTTTTTCGAATGTTTCCTTTTTTTTGAGGCGGATCGATAGGTTTCGCGTGTAGTCCAGATCTTTCGGTGGATCGAAAATCACAGCAGGCGCGGGCAGGTAATCGCCGATCCGCAGCGCCAGATCGTCGGGTCCGTTTTGAACGCTAACGATCTGTTCGATGCTGTCGAGGTCGGCCTGCGTCGGCTGTGACAGAAGCAAAACCTGGATCACGTCGCCGGAAACAGTGACGGCGTGGCACTCCGCGGCGATATTCTGATCGTCGCCGATCTGGCGCCGAAGTGTGAACGGATCGCAATCGCCGAGAGTGTCGGCCGACACGCTGAAAACGAGGCTCTGCATCACGACGAAAGCCTGATCCCCATTAGCCGGCGCGCCTGAACGTTGATCGTGCCGCCCGCGATATCCTTCACGCAGCCGTAAAACGTCGATCCGTCAGATACGGAAACGAAAACAGCGGTCGATCCGAGGTAGAGGGGATCGTTTGCGCTGTCCTGTTCCGCTCGCCGGATTGTGTCAGCGCTAGGCGCGGCCGGATTGTTTACAGCGATCCCGAATTCGGCTTTGCTGTTTGCGTTTGTTCCCGCATACCAGCCCTCGAACCAGATCATCCACGTGCCACCCTTCCCGGTCGGCACGGTGTAACCGCCGCTCGTCGCATCGACAAAACCGCCGCTCACATTCAGTGTCGACGTGATCGGAATGTTGAAATAGTCGATCGCCCCGCCAGCGCCACCACCGGGCAGCGTATCGGTCGCAGGATTGAACGCCCGATATCCTCGCTTTGTAGCGAGGTCGACGACGAGGGGATCGACGACGGCCACGGGCTAGAGCTGAATCGGGGGCTCGACACCGACGATCATCGTCGTGGTGGTGGCCGCGGTTCCGATCAAAACGAGGTTGTCGGGGTTGGCGAGACCGGATGCGGCGAGGTCAGACGACGGGATCAGGCCGCCCGGGTTCGCGTCGCTCAAAAAGTAGGTTTCGCCCTTCGTCAGGCCGCCCACGGCGACGCCGTCGATGATCGCATCCCATTCGCCGGTCGTCAGCGTCAGGGGTCCGCAAGTCACAATGCCCACAGCCTCGGTGTCGGCGGCTGCGTTGCAAGCGAGGCCGACGATGCACGAGGGATTAGCGGCGTTTGCCTGTCCCTCGGCGTAGGTGTCCGCGCCTGTTGCGGTCGGGTACACGGGGGCGCCGATGGTGATCGCGCCGTCGGCGATCCCCTGAATGACGTTATCGCCGATTCCGAGTGAATCGGTCGCAGGGTTGAAGAACCGATAACCGCGTTTGGTCGTCAGGTCCTTGATCAAGGGGATAGCGGATGCTTGGGGTGTCGCCATGATTGTGCTTCTTTCGGGCTAAAGCGGGATCGGTCCGTCTCCCTCGATTGCGAATTCGGTCGCTGAAAGCGCTCGGCCGACTTGGACCAAAAAGCCGGCATCGGTCGGTGTCCTGGTAAGCATGCCAGAAACGGGGTCGAGGAAGTAAGTCGCGGCCGGTGTCAAGCCCCCGACCTCGCCGGTCACGGCGTCCCATTGGGCGGTCGTGAGTGCGAAACAGCCGCTCGTGCGATAGCTGACGGCGAATCCTGGCGTCGCGGCGCTGACGGCGATCCCGGCGAAACACGCGTTCGGAAGGGTCGCCGAGTTGGCCAGGCCGACGCCGGCGCCGAGGGGATCGGTGTACAGGGGCTGCCCGATCTCGACGGCCTCGAGGACCGGAGCGCTGCAGACGTCATCCGTCCCCGGTGTTCCCGGTGGGCCCTGCGGTCCCCCGATCGACTTGACGACGGTCGTCGGGTTTTTGACGACGGTCGAGGACCCTGGGGTCGAGATCGGGGTGACCTTCGTGCGGGCGTATGCTCTGACACGGCCGCGCGTGACGACCGGCGTCCCCACTACGGCGCAGCCTCGCCGACGGTGAACCGTCCGTCCTGAATGGTCCGCAGCGGCGCCCCGCTGCCCGTGGGCTGCGCGCGTACCCGGTACATGTACTGACCGGCGGCCGGCATATCCGCATCGGCGACCGAAAGCGTCAACTGCCCGAGGGTCGGGTCGCCACCGAAGCTCGCAGTCATGTTCGCCACGGTGGCCAGCGTCAGCGCGTCGAAAACGATCGCGCTTTGAATGTCGAGGTTCGAAAAATCGCGCGGCTGGCCGCACTCGTCGACGTGGTCGAACGTCCGCTCGAAAAGCTCGCCCGTGCGGATCACATCGGTGAACCCCCCGATCGGGACGTTCGCGATCCCGGCCTCGTTGAATGTGACCGCCACGCCGAAAGCATAGCACGCGCGCAGGGCGCAAAAAATCCCCTACCCGCACAGCCCTGGCGGCGGGTAGGGGCACGAGCACCACACTCGCTATGTGTTCGGGATCCTAGCCGCTAGCAGCTTTGAAGGGCAACGACGCAGATCCAGCCCAGCAGGACCGCCCACGTGAGGGCTGATGCTGCTTTGCCAAGGTGTGAAAGGGCCTGCAGTGCTGATCGAATCACGAGGGCATGAACCAGCCCGTCGCAGGTCTATTCCGGCGCCCCGGCGAGGAGTCGAACCTCGCACCGCGGGCGACTCTTCGATGACCCCGCGGACCCGTCCACCGGGCCGGGGCTTGACACTTTTCGTCGGCTCCGGTCCCCTATTGAACTGTTGGCCAGGACCCCGGCCGTGTCACTTTCACCGTCGCTTGGCCCGGGCTGGTGCGCCATGGTGGGCGATGCGCTGATCGATTGCTCGGATCAGGTTGTCGTGATGCTGCTGCGCCCGGTCTTGTCGGCGCTTCTCGGCCTCGACCTTTTCAGCTTCGGCGGCCGCCTCGAGTTCATCGCGCTTTCGCTGCTGTTCGGCGTAGATCGGCGCCATGGCCTCGGCGTTGATCTCGGCGTACAGCTTCGGGTCGGTTTTCGCAGCCTTGCTCATCAGGGCCAGGTCCTCGCCCGTGGCGCAGTTTGTCGCGCGTCGGGTGATTGCGGCTTTCAGGGTCTCGCGTTCAGCTTTCGTCATCGTCTTTCGCTTTCGTCGCGTCGAGGGCCTCGAGGCCGAGCGCTTTCAGGGCGTAGGAGCGGCGCGCGTCCTCGGTCCCGTCATCGCCCCCGGCGAGGTCTTTCGGGGTTACTACGGTGTGGGTCGACTTGTCGCCCATGTCCGCAAGGTGTTTCGATAGATGGATCAGCACCGAGGCGGCACCCTTGGCCTCGGGGTTCCGGACGAAATCGAACATCAGGTCGACGACCTCCTCGCCCCCCTTGGCCTTGCCAGTCTCGCGGGCGAGATCGATCACTCCCTTGGGATCGTCCTTTCGCCAGCGGATCAGGGTCTTTTCGGCGACCCCCAAAAGGCCGGCGGTTCGCTTCCAACTGAACCCCATGCGGCCCGCGGCCTCGACGACGCCGAGGATTCGCTTGCGTTCGCCCTCGCTTTTGCTCTGCCATCCCGAACCGGGTTCATTCGCTGTCATACGCGGACCTCGCGCAGTCATGCTATCGCGCCCCCTTCGCGCGGTGTGCGCTCATCTTAGCACCGGCTTTCGCAGTCCAAAAACGCGCGCCAGTCGCGTGCGCTGGAACACCATCCCAACCCGCCAGCCGCCCCAGTGCTTAGAGGCGAGCCAGCGGTGGGCGAGTGTTTCGTTAGTACTCACTCCCCACCTCCTAGCGCCTGGATAGCCGCCCATGCTGCGGTGCAGATGTCTGGACCCGCGTGAGCCAGGGTCATGCGGCCATTGTCGACTACGAAAGCGAGTTCGGGCGCCTCCATGTGAACCGCGATTAGAGTCCATCCTTTCGCCTCGGCCGCCTCGCGCACCCGCTGGGGGGCGATGAGTTCGGCGTAGGCGCGCTTGGTGATGCCGAGAATAGAGAGCGCTTTCCATGCGCCCTGCGGCAGTTCCCCCGCGATGTGCTCCCATGCTTCTTTTGTCTTGCTCGTGCCGCCAGCCTCTTTGCGCGCATGCGCTCCCGGTTCTTCCGTCGCTCCTCTTCCGGGTCGCGGCTTGCTCGCAGCCGTCGCATACGCTCCCGGTTCGCCCTCCGTCGCTCGTCCTCCGCTATGTGTGCAGCACAGTCCGGCGCGGCCTGCTCGGTGGCCCACTCTTCGAAGTCCGCCTCGTTGTTGTCGCTAAACCGAATCACTCCCCACCCCCTAGCGCCTGGATTGCCTCCGATCGGTCGCGTCCGCAGCGGTTGCAGACGTACCCCCTCGGCGTCCATTTGTAGCAGTGCGGGCACTCGATAAGCTCCGGCCCAAACATAGGGTAGGCGTCCACGTAGTCACCCGGAGCCGGGTACTCCTTGCGTTTTAGTTTTCGCATCACTCCCCACCCCCTAGCGCCTGGATAGCCGCTCTTGGGTCGGCCATGATGACATCCCAGTGTCGCCGCACCAGACGGCCAAACGACTCCAGGTCGGATTCGATGATTGCCCGGTGCTCGTCAGGGCTTGGCGAGTTTTCTCCGCGCCTCCCGCAGACCGGGCAGACATAGGTGTCAGTGCAAGGGTGCCCGCACCCTCGGCACTCGTAACGGTAGGCCACTACTCCCCACCCCCTAGCGCCTGGATTGCCACACCGCGCGGCCTCTCGCCGCCAGACGGGTGGAGCGCCAGAACCGTGCCATCCACCATGCGCACCATGCGCACCTTGCGCTTCTTCGGTGCCTTCTTGTGATTCGGCCGGGTGTCCGGCTTCTTTGGTTTTGGTTTCACGGCGCCGCCTCCAAAGCAGCGATGAGGGCTGCGGCTTCGGTGCGAGCCTGGAAACGCTGCCAGTACACGACGCCCGCGTCGACGCACTCAGCCTCGCACGACCACAAGCGGGGCCTAAGCGTGCACGGCGGATGAGTGACCACGCAGCACCCCCAAGCCTTCCGCACGTCCTCTAGCAAGAAGGCGCGGGTTCCGGGGTGGTCGAGATCGGGACATCGCTCCCAAAGATCGAACTGCGCAGACTCGGGACCGGAGAAGATCGGGTAACCGTTATCCTCGCGGAAACCGCAGCAGATCTCGCCGCCGCTCGTCGCGTCCATCATGCCAAGTTGCCAACCGCTGAACCGCGGGGATTGCAGCCAGTCGCGGGCGATCTTTTCGTTTGTGGTTCTCATAACCCGAAAGCCGGCACGCTCGCCCGTGGGCGCGTTACCGGCTGGCGTGGGGCGGTGGTGGGTTACGACGTGAGGGCCTCTGCGAGGTCGACGAGGGCCTCGGCCATGGTGGCGCGGGCCTTCGTGCTCACACCGGGCAGAATGCCGCGGCCGTCGTGAACGCGGGCCTTTTGCGTTTTGGGCCAGTGTTCGATCGTCAAAAGCGCGGTCGGGCCCATCTTTTCGCGGGCTAGGTCCTCGATCCAAAGCTCGAGCACTTTCACGGCGAGGCGGTTTTCGAGGTCGGGGCAATCGGTGAACGCCCCGGCGTGGTCGGGGTGCGGAAGCTGGCGCATGGCGACGGGGAAACGGCCGCGCGTGGCGCGATACCAGTCCATGAAACCGGCCGCGCGGGCGCGAAGTGCGAGGGCGTCGAGGTCTTGGCGGTGATGTGTGGTGCTCATCGGTGTGTGATACTCGCTCGGTGACTGTTCTATTTCAACTATTTTTCAGAATCTTCGCCGACTGAACGCGCGATCAGTTCGGCCTCGTCGCGCCCTCCCTCGAGCACAGCCGCCCACCCCTGCGCATGCTGTCGGGTGTGGCACGGGCGGCAAAGCGGGATCAGGTTGCCCGCACCGTCGTCGAGGCGCGCGTGACCGCCTGCGCCGCGGCTTTTCACGTGGGCCGGGTCGGACGGGCCCGGGGCACCGCAGGCGCAGCAGGGAAGGGCCCTGACGTGGTCTGCGAGGGGGCCGAAATCCCGCTCGCGCCTCCTGGCCGCGCGTTCAGGGTTGCGCGAGCGCAGGCGGCCCGTCCTACGCAGCGGGGTTCGCCGTTTCAGGGGGCCGCCGCGTTTCATCAGAAGGTGAACACTCCCCCGACCTGATGATCCCGGCTCGGCTTCGGCCCGGGCTTTGCCCCTTGGCGCGGTGGCCTCGGTCGGATCGTTGTCTCCTCGGGGATGCCCGCGGCCTCGCATGCCTGCGCGATGACGTGCTCGATCGCGGTCGAGTACCCGGGCAGCGCCTTGATCGAGATCTCGCCCTTTTCGTGCAGGTGTTCGGCCAGCTTCTCGAGGCGCTGCGCCGTCAGGCGCTTGACGCTGATCGAGACCCTCGTTTGTCGTTTTCCCATGTTTCGCTTTGCTCTTTTCATTGCTTCCAAATTTTGACCATCAGCACCGCCGCGAAAGCAAACTCGGCGATCACCAGTAGGATGAAAATCGCGTTCACGGTCGCCCCGCGTCCGCCAGGTTGATCGGCTGGTAGCAGTCGAACCCGCGCGCCTGCATGTAGGGGCAGATCGATCGCGTGGTCTGGTCCTGCATCCATCCCGAGCACTCGCCGACACCGGTCACGCACTCGTGACGGCCCGCGAATACCGCGTGAACGTCCCAAGGGGTCCGCGCCCCGTAGCGCTTGACCGCTCGGCGCCAGATCGAGGCGAGTTCCTCGGCCGTCTGACGCGGGTCGCACATGTTTTCGATGCGCGCCCCGAAATAGCGCTCGGACATGCCGTGCATCCCGAGGCCCGTGTTTTCGTCGTGTCGCCGGCTCGGACGCCAGCCCGTTTCGCGCTCGCCTGCGCTGTCGAGGAAGGCCAGGAACACCGGCTTCGCGCCCCGGGCTTTCATGTGCTCGAGGGCGAGTTGACGCGCTCCCTCGCGCTGCGTCTTGTTCCAGTAGATCCGCGGGCCCTCGACGGGGTCGCACGCGAACAGTTCGCTCGGGTCGACGAGCGCCGCCCAGATCCTGATCAGCCAGTAGATCACCGGCGAAACAGCCCTTTCAGCGCGGCCTGGATCCAGAACAGCGGGGCGCATGGTGCGGGGAACCAGTACATCACGGAAGCATCCTCGAGGCGCGGGTTTTCAGGTGGCTGACGACCTGACCGCGCTTTGTGTCGGTGGCGATCTTGCGCCAATAGTAGAAATTCGACCGATCGCCTGCGTTCAGGTACGCGACGACCTGCGCCGGCGCCAACCCGAGGCGCTCATGCAGCAGCATCGCGGCCGCAGCCCGGGCCGATGTGTGGCGCGAGTCTTTCGACGGACTGCGGATCGATTTCATGCTGACGGAAGCCGCCTCGGCGACCGCCTGAACGATGCGCTTTCGTTCGTCCTCGAAAATCGGGCGCCCGCACCCCTGACAGTATCGCTTGCCTTTTTTCACTTGTTTTTCAGCTCCTCGACACCGGTCACGCGCAGGACGGTGAACTGTTCGCCGCCCTGGTTCGCTCTGATGTAGCTATCCCGAACGCCGAACGCGTTTCCGCGAACGGACGTGACGAGGTACGGCGCCCGCGTCTCGGCGTGAATGACTATGAAGTACTCGCGTTTTAGATCCTGAGTGCCCATTGCAACCCCTCGTGAAAAACCCGATCGGCCCCGGTGTGGCGGGTGACCTCGTCGCTCGTGATCCCGTTGATCGCCTTGAATCGCTCGAGGGCGTCGCGGCTCACTTTCAGCAGGAGGCCGCCGGTCTCGCCGCAGCCTCGCTCGGTGGCGGTGACCTCGGTCATCCCCTCGGCCGAGATCCGCTGCGTGGCCGTCTCGACCGTCAGCGCATTGTCCTGATCTAGTTGGATCACGGTGGTGATCGTGACTTTCATCGGCCGAACTCCTGATCGAAAGCCTCGCGGTGCGCGTCATAAGCGTCCTCGCGCAGCGCGTCGTTTTTCGAGCGCTCAAAATCAGGATCGCCGTTTCGGTGGCGTTCCTGTTCGGCCTCCTCGGCCCGATAGTTGTCGAGGCACTCGACGGCGTGATCGAACTCCCAACCGCCGAGGACGGCCTCGAGGTCAACGTCGCATTCGTCCTCGAGGTACACGGCGAGGCGCCCGATCAGCGCGTCGCGCTCGGCGATCTTTTGCCGATAGCCCTGGATCTCGGTGATTCTGTCTTTCGTGGTGCTCACACCCCGAAAGCCCCGTCCGCTTGCGCGGTACGGGGCGGGGGTCGATTGGCGGCCGGGGCTACACGCGGCCCGACTGGTAGGCCATCCGCTCGCGCCATTCGTCGCGCTCGTCGATCATGCGGGCCCAATCCTCGGCGTTTTGCTCGTGACGGGCCTCGTCGATTTCGTCTTTTGCGTCACTGATGATCCGATCGAGGATCGAGAAAACGGCCTCCTCGGCGTGCGCGACGTGGCGCTCGGTCTCGCAGACGCGCAGCTCCTCGCCGTCACAAAAGAGGTCGAGTTTGACCTCCTCGCCGTAAAGCTCGATCTCGATCGTGGTGGTCGCGTAGTCCTCGGACCCCTCGCGGTCTTCGCCGAGTTCGATTTCGAAGGTCAGGCCCTTGGCGTACTTGGGGAACGCAACGGCGACGGCGACGGCCTTTGCGATCGCGGGGTGGACTTCATGGGTCTGGCTGGCTTGCTCGGTGGTGCTCATCTTGTGGGGTGATACTTGCGCGCGGCCGGTCTTATTTCAACTATTTTTAAAAAAGTGAAAGCCGGGGTTTTCGCCCCGGCTCCGGTGTTCAGTGTGCGCGACTATCGCGCGGAGCTGATACAGCGTTCGGTGCGCTCGATCAGGTCGATGGTTTCATCGATCGCCGCGTCCTCGCGGGCTCGCAGGCGAGCGGGTAGCTTGCGCAGGTACTCGACGGCCTTTTTCGGCTCTGCGAACGCTGCAGACAGCTTCCCGTCTGTCAGCGCGCACGCCGAGACCCTGACCACCTGGCCGCGCTCGCAAGCCGCCAGGGTGGCGCACAGCGCCGCGACGAGGGCCAGCCTACGCATCGGTTTTCGCCCCCTTCTCGACGCGCCAGCGGCCGAGGGCGCCCACCATGAAAGCCCCGAGGGCCTCGGCGTAGGATTCGAGCCGAACATATAGCTTCGAACCTTCCTCGAGGTCACCGAAAATCATCGTCGCGATACAAAGGGCGGCCCCGAGGCCGGCGAGAGCCGCCCACAGCGGATCGTTTGAGACTTGGCCTTTCACCTTAGCAAGCATGCGCGGATCCTAGCATGGCGCGATCGCGCGCCGCATCACCCCGGGCTCACCCCGTTGCGTTCGAACCATCCCGGATCGGCCTCGAGCGTGATCCGCAGTTGCCAGCGGTCCCCGATCACGCTGTACACATGATCGGAAACGATCTGCGCGTCGTCGAGTAGCAGGCCGGCGCGCTCGAGGGCGTCTTTCACCCCCGCGAGGCACGCATCGTTGTCGACCCCCGGAAAAAACGCCTCGGCGACTTTCCGGCGGCGGCGGGTCATCTGTTCGATCGTGAGCTTGTAGGGAAAGGCCGACGCCTCGAGGCCCGACGACACCGCGCGGATTACTTTTCGGAAGTGGGCGTGTCGCGGGGTCACGATCTTGATCGGGACCGTTTTCACCTGGCGCCCGACGATCTTTTTGCGTCTCACGGTTTTGTAAAGCTGATTTTTCACGGGCAGCAGCGGGTCGCGCTTGCCCTGCAGGAAATCGGCTTCCTCGACCTCGATCGTCAGCGAGCGTGGCCATCGGGTACGGTTCCAGATTTTCACCGGCGCCCCCTCCTGATCGCGTTCTTTTTGTAGAACCATGCCGGCTTTCGGCGGCCGAGCAAAACCGCGGTTCGACGCCTCGCGCCGTAGTATCCGAGTGACGGAACCTGCGATCGGAGGTCGCGTGTCCGCTGCGGTGTGCCCATGATCGCGGCGCTTGGAACCAGCGACATCGCCAGCATAGCGGCAGCCCGTAAAAAGCCCCTCATCCATCACCCCGCATCCGGCGAACCTGTCGCTCGATTTTGAACTGAACCCGCTCGTCGATCGCGTGGCCTCCAAAGATCACGCGCAGTTGAATCGCCATGATCAGGACGTCTGCGATTTCGTCGATGACGTCCGCAGTAGCGGGGCCAACCGATGATCGGCTTTTGGCGAACCTGTACTCGGTCAGCGCGTGGTCGAGTTCTCGCAGTTCTTCCTGCGTCTTTTTGATCTGAGCCTCGGCGCCGTAATGGCCAACCGCGTACTCGGCGAACGTCAGGGGGCGGACGAAATCAGAACCGGTCATCACTCGCCCCCCTGGCTGGCTTCGAACTGTTCCTCGGCGCGGGCCTCCCAATCGGGCAGAGGTTCGTCCTCGAAATGCTCCTCGACCGCCTGGCCGTTCACGAAAGCCGCGAACTCGGCGCAAAGGGCGTCGCCCTCGTCACCGGCGGCCGCCCACTGATCAAGGTGACCGATCGCGCGCTCGAGGAGTTTTAGTTGCTCGCCGCGGTTTTCGACGCCCGCGGGCCACGGGTCCGCGTCGCTCGCCAGGAACATGATCAGCGAGTAAAAGACGCCGTTCGAACGGGTCATTTCGACGCCGGCGCGCTCGCAGAATTTGATCGCCCGTCGCCATGCTTTGCCCATGGCCGCTTTGTGGGCCTCGCGCAGTTTCAGGTCGGGGTTTTCGAGCATGGCCTGACGCTGCGCCGCGTACCCGTCGACGGTGATCGTCGCCTCGTCGACGCCGGCCTCGCGGTATTCATCACGGATGATCGCCTCCTTGGCCGCGTCCGGAATGGGCAGGAACTTTGCCAGCCGGTGAACCGCGGTTTTCAGGGCCATAGCCTCGAAATGGTCGCGCCACACATTCGAGCACTCGGCCCACTTCGTAGCTGTACGGGCCCGCGCTTTGTCGATGTCCTCACGGGTGATCGTTCGAAACGCGACCTCGCCCGTTTTCAGCTTTGCCGTGCAGTACGCGGCGATCACCTCGCCGCCCTCCTCGTGCCCCATGCAGTACCACGGGACGTGGTGGATCGATCGGCTCGTGCCTTTGCTTTCGTGGAATTCGTCATTTTCGAAAACCAATTCGGGGCTGATGTCGAGAAGCTCGCCGCCGCGTCGGGCGAGTTTCATCGCGCCGCGGTATCCGAGTTGAAAATAGGCCCACTGGCTTTCTGTGTCGCGGTTCCACCGGGGGATGATGTAGCACTCGCCGAGGACGTTTCCGGGGGTGAGCCCCAACTGCGCAGCCTCGACGCAGGCGATCACAAACGAGTGCCAGGGGGCTTCGCGCAGTTTGGGCGTCGAGTTGAACACGCGCGCGCAGATCGACATGAACTGAACGGGATCGAGGCTGCCCGCGAGGGCCTGTTCGATCTTTTCTTGGTTTTCCGCGAGTGATTGCATCACGGTGCGGCGTTGCTTTTCGGTTTTCTGGATCGCTGTTTCGGTCATTTCTTTGCTCTTTGGTTTTTCATGGCGCCGCGCATGGCGACGGCTGCGGGCTGCGTGTGCCCGGGTTTCAGTTTACCACCTGCAAACCGATCAGGGCTCGCAGGATGGTCAAGTGGTTTTGAATCTCGTCGAGTTGCGCCGCGAGGGCTGGCGCCTTGGCCTCGTCGACGATGTCCTCGACGGCCTGATCGATTTCGAGGGCGCCGAGGCGCTTTCCATGGGCCCGACAGATACTGCGCAGAGCCGACAGCGCGCGAAACGTGTCCTCGGCGTATCCGGCCGCCTCGAGTTCGCGCTTTTCGTTGGCGGCCTCGAGGGCCTCGACGCGGTCGCAAAGGGCCTCGAGGAACTCGGTCAGGGCGTCGGGTTCGACGTGCGGCACATGATCGCCGGGGCCATCACGGCAAACGACGACGGCCGCGAGGTCGCGCAGGTTCGGCTTTTCGGTCATCGGCTCAGGACCTTGATTTCGTAGTCAAAGCCGGTGATCGCTTTGCGCGTCGTGTTCCAATTCCGGAGCGCGCCGCCGTGGCTGGCAAAGCCTCGGGCCTGCGCACACCGGGCAAGGATGCGGCCGTTCGCAGCGCGCAGGCGCCATCGGTGCCGGCCTTTGGTCGCGTAGAATTCGAGGCGCGGCCTGCGGTCGGGCGGCAAGCGGTTGATCAGTCCGATTTCGGCCATCAGTCCAGCGCCCCCGGTAGGCCCTTGATTCTTGCGAGGTCCGCAGGGCGCAGTCGGTGGATCTCGGTCTCGACCAATGCGCGAACCCACTCGGCTGAACCCGTGAACCCGCCCTCGGCGGCAAGCTCGGCCGCGATCTCGAGCGTCCCGACAAAAAAAGAAACGTTCAGGCGCTCGCCTAGCTTAGGCGTCCGAACGATCGGTTTTTCGCTGCTGTTTTCCATGGTGCTCCTATACCGCGCGTCTGCGGCGTGCCTGTTTGTCGCACACATTCAGACACTTGACAAGGCACGCGCGGGCGCCCTATTGTGTCCCTCATGGATACAGCGAAAGAAGGCAAGCCGCGTGCACGCATGCGTTCAGTGCACGGCACGCAATTTGACACGCGCGAAAAATTCGGGTCCCCTATTCCCACTTTGGTGGCCGCAGGAGCCGAGCGACACGATCAGCAGGCGAACGCTCGCCGCTGCGCATGCGCGGCCTCGACGGCCGGCTGCGTGAACTGCCCGGTTTGCGGCGAGGAGGTTCAGCCATGAGCAAAGAAACCACGCCGCCTATGGCGTCGCGGGTCGCCGTGCTCGCATCGAAACCGCAAGCGGTTCCGACACTCCCACACCGAGGAAAAAATCGACCCCCGCACTCGCGCCGCATCGGTTTCGCGGTGCGCCTCCAATGGCGACGACCTGAAAGCCAGACCGGGGGGAAGCGATGAAACTTAGGATCGAGATCGACATCGAACCCGGCGAAAGCATCACAATCGCCCGGGCGAACCAGCCGAACGCGAGCAAGTACGCTGTGAGCGTCCACCGGCACGCCGTCGGGCTTTGCGGGTTCGCAGAGCACGAGGCTTTCAGCCATCAGGACCCGAGCCAGGTCGTGACCGAACTCGGGCGCCAGGCGAAAGGGCAGGCCGATGGATAGACTCGAAAAGGAGCTTTCAGAGATCGCGGCCGAGCGATTCGACGGCGACTTTGGGATCCTTGACGAATATCGCCGCCACCTCGGCGTCCGGGGGGCACTTGCAAAACTCGCTCGCGGCTGGCTGATCGAGCGGGCCCGAACTCGGCGCCTGCGCGCTCAACTTGACGACGCACGACGCGAGGC